TTTCGTGATTTATTTAAAACAGGTGTAACACTCCCAATAAAATTATTATTAGAATCATAAGCATTGACAATGATAGTTAACGGCAATGATTGTGATGAGTTGTTGTGAACTAAGAAATTAATTGCTGTGTCATACCAGATACGGTAATTATTAGATCCAATCAAATCAACATCAACAATTCCTCCAATATATTTTTTATTAGATCCAGAAAATCTTACCCAATTTTTACCCAATGTATTTGGTGTAAATGTCGCTGTTGTGTCAGAATTAGCCGCTTTATAAGGGCCCATATTACTAGCTGATCCGTTGATTAAATCTGATCCAGAAATATAATTATTATTATCTAAAGCTAACTGAACAATATCATCTTTTTGAGAATCACTTATTCCAACTCCTTGATATATTCCTGCGTCTGTCCAGTTGTTATTATTCCATATAAATTTATGACCAGTATCTGCAACAACAAATAATCCCGCTTTACCATTGGGGTATGCATTTTTTAGAGCAGTAACATTAGAAAACGTTTCTGGGTCAGAACTAATTTGAGAAATTTTTTCGTTCATAGAATTAGCAATATCTTTTTCCTGATTATCCAGACGTTGCTTTAAATTAGCATAGGTAATGCTTTGACCGTTTGTTCTAGCACTTTGAACTTCTGAAGACGTTTTTCTCTCTTCTTCTAAAGAAGTTTCGGCAGTTAGCTGTGTTGCGTCTTCTCTCCCTTTCAAGGTGTCATATGATTTACCATTGGCATCGATCCGTGCTTGGGTAACCTCGTTTTGGTCTTGCGGAGCAACATTACCTAGCATATCTAGTATCTGCTTATTTAAACTATCTGCTTGACTATCTACACCTTTTTGTATTTTTTCAAAATTATCGACTAAATCGTTTCTAAGTGTTTGATTTAATCCAAGTGAAAGTTCATTAGTTTTCAGTTTTTCCATCATTTTCTCCTGTCGTTTCAGCTATCTTTGTTGCTTTTACATTTCCATTTTCATCCACCGATATTTCATAATCGCTCCCAGATGAATTTATTACTAATCCACCAGACAGCTTTGTTTGGCCTTCATAAGTTTTATTGCCTTTAATCGTTTCATCACTCTGGTTAGTTGGCGTTGTATATACTTTTCCGTTGACTAGTAAATCACCATTATCATCAAATGAAATTGAAAACGTGCTTCCTGTTGGGGATAGCATCGATAAACTAAGCAATTTCAAATCATCAAAATCGCTATTTTTAAAGTGAAATCCATCAGCAGCAACCAATAATCTAGCTGTTTGCTTTTCCCCATCAGGGGCTGCATAAATAGCTTTTCCTATTCCTAATGCGCTGACGTTCTCCACTATCTCAGGTCTTTTATTATTCCAATCTGTCATATTAACTCCATATATACCAAACACCGTTGTTCATCATTGATGTAACATCTTGTGTTAACTGCTTAACCGACTTTCCGATATGTTCGTTGGTGTCTTTTGCCCTTTGCTGCATCGCCCAGTTGTGAGCTGAATCAAATATCTTGTTCCCGAATGTGACAGTATCAGTCTGTTTACTATCTTGTGGGTAATATGTCATTCCAACAATTCTAGTATCAACGTCAATACCTAATCTGTCTTTTAATAGACCAGAGTTCCCCATCTTGATACTATTTATATCTGAGAGTTTTGCTCCGTGTTCAAATTCAGCACGTTCCATGGTGTATTGGATAATTGGATAATCTTGTAATTGCCCCTTGATGTAGTTGTTGAGAGAGGTAGAATCCGTGAACCTATCATCTTGAATAGTCGCCGCCTGTTTTACTCCCCAAATATAAGCGTTAGGACTAGTGTATTCTGCGGTAGCTGCATAACTACCGTCATCGTTTTGTTTCCCTAATCCCTTTATTTTGGTGCGAATGTTGCTGTAATCTTCTGTCCAAGATATTTTGTGAGCGTTATACCCATCAATAAATACAAACTGATCACTTTGACCTATTTTCTTGTAAATATGAATTGTCCAATTATCAAAGTAAAATTCAAAACCAAAATCATCTTTCAACGTGTTCATAAACAAACTGTCTGCAAAATCACCACCAAAACCATCACTGAATGAATAGTTGCTGAATGTATCATGAATAACATACTTGAACGCTGTTCCATCAGTAATATATTTCATACAAGCGTCCAAGCTTTGCGTGTTTGATAATCTACCCTCAACGTACTTATCGTGCAAGTCTGTACCGACATGAACGCCGGCAACTTGATATGACCTTGTGTTACCCAATGAAACCGGATTAACGGTCGTCAGCCTAAACCACTGGCCTGTTTCGGGAACTAACACCATTGTCTGTGGTGACATCATCAGTGTTGCAGCTTTATTTTGAACGTTATCATCTAAGGTGAATGAGACAGTACTTAATTCGTTTAAACTTTCTGTAATTGAAAGGTTATAAACGATTGCTGGCGTTTCATCGACCGATATTTGTTTTACATATATAACATTAGACATTAGTAGTAGAACCTCGTTTTAAATGAAATAGTGAAATCAGTTGAACCAACAATTTCAATAGCGTTATCACCGATTGCATAATCAACAAAGCTGCGATCAGAATAATCATTCCCAAACCTTTGCGTACCATCTACCATCGGAATCAACCCGATAATGTCTAGTTGTTGGTTTTTATTCAATGACTTCTTATACGTAAACGATTGGCCAGTAGTTGTGTTCTTAATAGTCAATGAACCAGCTACATTACCTTTGAAAGTAACAGTAACTGGTCGTTCACTAGCCAATAACGGTATGATTGATGGATTGTAGAAATTAAATTTAGTTTGATTGGTGAACGTATACTTTGGCGTATCAAATGGTATACCCATTCCAATGCCGTAGGTTCCACCATCAAAAGTAAATGGATCTAATGTTGTAGCTGTACTTTCAGCTAATCCGTCATAGCAAACTAGATTAATCGCTACGCTTTTGGCTTTCCAAAAATTCCCTAATCGTGGATAGGTAAATGACTCAGCAACCACTTTCCATCTCAAAAACGGTGTACGCATATTGATAACATAAAAAGGCTCCGTACTACTAAATATCCGTAGCACTTTGAGCCTTTGTAATTCGTAATCGTAGTTGTCTCGAGCATACACATCAAATGTTAAGGGTATGGTAGTTTGTTGAATCTGACTATCAGACAATTCAGCACCATACCTACCAATTTGCGTGTAAGTGTGCTGAAAGTTAGCTGAAGGTGGGTCGAATGTTACGACGTGTATTCCTTCTTTTTCAAGGTCGTAGGTTGTACCATCACGCCTTTGAATTATGATTGAACCCTTATAATTAGTAGACATAAGTATTACCTGTCACTTGTCCTTTCATCTGAATTTCTTGATTTTGTAGTACCTTGATTTTTGGATAGGTAGCACGAGCAATTTCACCACTATCTAATTGAACCGTCATATGAACGTCGCCGCTCAAATCAATACCGCCATTAGTTGATTGCATAGAAGATGAACCGGCTATGATTGGCTGTTGAGATGTTATTGCTTGCATGCCACTCTTTGCACCATTAATAACTCCGGCTAATTTAGCAGCGAAGCTATTAGGTTGCTTTTGAGCCGTTTCTTTGATTGAGCCAATGATGTTTGTATCAGCCGTAGAACGATTTGGGTTAGTAACCCATTCATCTTCTCCTTGAACTTCTCCAACAACACCAATTCCATTTGTGCGTCCACCATTTGCATATCCATGACCCTGTCCTAGGAATGATAAATCACTACCATAACGATGCTTAGCGTAATTCAAACCGGCTAAGATATTATCATAACCATTCATGATGTTATTGTGACCGTCTACTGCGTATGCCTTGAATGTTCCAGGCTTAACTTGCATCAAACCTGTAGCATTACCATCTGCTAAGCCGTCATTGCCACCAATAGCTTTAGCGTTTCCACTTGATTCAGTTTGAATCTGCTTTAATACCTTAGATACCATTGAGCCTGAGGTACTTAAACCTAATTGACTAAGGGCTTTCTTAACATCTGATGACCAGCTTTGTACATCATTGTCAGCACCTGTTGAGCTGTCGTTAATTGGTGCAATGAACTTCTGAATCCATTCCATCATGCCACCGGTTTGCTTCTTGATTAACTTAGATAGTGGGTTGTTTGTAGCAACCTCTTTGGCTTTAGCTCCTGCACTTCTACCAAAGTCTAAGAATGTAGTAGCTCCTGATGCTTTACGTCCGTTATAGGTGTGGTATTGACCGTCACCGCTCCAGTTATATTCTTCACCACTTATCTTGTCGCCTTGAACACCCGTAACCATGGCAGCGTGATTACCAAACTCTGAACCTGCACCATAAACAGCAACATCACCTACTTTTGGTGTTTTTGAATGCGGAACACTAGCATTTACCCAATCAGCACCGTTTCCTAAGTGACTGAATAAATCAGCGCTAACGCCCATATTTTTCAATCGACTAGCTACGAAAGACACACATTCACGATAGAAATATCCCCAAGGGTCAACTCCAGAATCTTTGGACTTGTTCTTATATGCATAATCATCACCCTTAGAACCAGTACCACTTGACGAACTTTCATTCGCCATTGACCACATGGTTGACCACCAGTCTTTGGCTGTAGATGTTACCTTTTTATAAGCTCCACCTGCCATACCATCCATGACTGATGAAACACCACCACTTTTAAGGTTTAATACTTTCCCTAATGTTCCTGATGGGTCTGCTACAGCTCCTGTAATGTAACTAAACATTTTAGTGAACTTGTCGACACCGTTTTTCAAACCGCCCCATAGAGAACCGGCAACATTTGAAATCGTAGAACCCGCACCCGATATTAATTTGCTCCAGAATCCAGTTCCACCGGCAAAGTGTTTAGTGCCACTCATACCCATCATCATGGCTGTTTCTGAAGCGTTTAGTACCTCTGTACCAGGCAACAACAGTCTTTCAGTGTTTCTTCCCTGAACTATTTCCATCTTGCCATTGGGGTGTATTAACGTTTCTTTGTTACCTGTTTCAGGACTGTCATTGCCATCATTTAAGATAGCGTGTGTCAGCTGATTAATCGCACCTGTACCATTGGCAAACTTAACTTTTGGTATTTTACCTAATGCATTTTTAGGTCCACCAAAGTCATGAATCAAACCATTGATGCCATCTATACCAGCATTAGGGATTTTGATAACGGCATTAATACCATCGCCTGCCAGCTTTTTCATTCCGTCCCACATGTCGCTAAAACCATTTTTAACACCAGTCCACGTGTCTCCAAACGACTTACCAATTTTTCCAAGGACGTCATCGAAAGTATCTTTCAGACTGTTGACGGCTTTAGAACCGAACTTTTTTATTCCATTCCAAGTGTCGCTGAAGAAATCAGAAATAGAGTCCCAAGTTTTATTCCAAATCTTTTTGATTGCTTTCAATGTATCCGAAATTACATCACCGAACCAATCAATGATGGGTTTGAAGAATTTCTTTATTCCATTCCAAATAGATTCAAACGTTTTTGATACCGCATTCCACGCTTTATTCCATGCCTTAGTTATGAAGTTTAACGTAACGGTAAACAGCTTTTTCCAAAAATTAAATTCGTTTTTTATAAATTTAGACAGAATCTTCCATACAAACTCAAATGCTTTTTGTATTAGTTTCCAAGCTTTGTTCCAAGTTTTTGCTACAGGTTCCCAAATTTTAGATAGGAATTTAACGGTACCGCTCCATGCTTTTTTAATCCATTTTATCAGTGAATTAAATATTTTTTTAAGCGGTTTGACAAGCGGTTTCGTGATTACTATAACTAAACCAACAGGTACTGCAAGGGCGTACAACAATAATTTACCAAATCCCTTAGCTAACTTAACGGCGGTGTTTACAAATTTATTCCACCCTTTGACAAAGCCTTTAACGAGTCCATCAAACCATTTTCCAATAGCGTTCGATCCGCTACCGATTGACTTACCTATGTTTTTAAACCACTTGCCTAAACCTTTAAAGAACTTACCAACAGCTTTAGTGGCTTTTCCAAACCATTTGCCGATTCCTTTGAAAAAGTTAGCAGCAGCATCAACGCAGTCATCAACAAACTTTTTGAATTTCTTGTTGTGCTTGTACAACTCATAAAAAGCAATTCCTAAAGCAACAATAGCTGTAACAATTATTACAAATATGTTGGCTTTCATAATAGCGTTAAGGGCTTTCCAAGTATCGCCTAGCAACATTACAGCAATACGAACAGTTGTTATTCCACTTGATACCATTTTAAAAACACCAACAACGCCTTTAACGGCGATCATAGCGGTTGCAATAGCTCCTACTGCTAGACCAACTGCCTCTAACGCTTTCTTGTGCTTAGCTACTGACTTTAAACCTTTAGCTAATGGATTTGTCTTGTCACTAGCTTCTTTAGCTTGACCAGATAAGTGTTTTAACCCATCAACAATTAGTCCGATAATATCACTGAATGCTTCAAAAGCACCAGATGCAATCGAGCCAATTATTTCTCCTAATGGTTTTGCAATTTCTCCCAAAACAGTGAATACATCATTAAGAGATTGTGATAGTTTGATGATAATTCCAAATATCGCAGTAAAATCTAATTTCTTTTTAGACTTATCAGCAGAATTACCTACATTAACGAATCCGTCTGCTATACCTTGTACTACTTTAACAATGGTACTTACAACACCACCAGCTAGTACACCAACAAAACCACCCACAGCAGATGCAATCGGCTTTATTGCTTCTACGAGACCATCAAACGCCTTTTTAATGCCGTTTACTTTTTCTCCAACCTTACCATCAGAAACGGCACCTAAAACGTTGGCTTTAAAACTAATTGAAAACAAAGATAACGCGTTTCCTATCAATCCAAACACTTGAACGACAACATCTTTTATACCACCAAATACTGCGACTATCGTGTTCTTGTTTTTCTCAATAAATTGAATAACATTACCAACGGCTTTCCCCATAGCACCGAATGCATTCGTCGACACATCTGCTAATTGATTAATAATCCCAGTAAGATTCTTCTTACCTATTTTATTAATCATGTTATCCAGTCCAGAAACAACGTTTGCCTCTAGTGAACCCCAAGCACCTTCAAAAGTATTGGTTGAAGTCGCCGCCTTCTTGGCTGCATCATTACTACCAAGCTTTGTTAGAGCATCATTAAACTCGTCAGCGGTGATTTGTCCGTCAGCCATAGCGTCACGGAAATTACCAGTAAAGGCACCATTTTCTTTAAGCGCCTTTTGTAGTACTCCAGATGCACCAGGAATGGCATCGGCCATTTGATTCCAGTTTTCCGTGGTTAACTTTCCGGCTCCAGCTGTCTGAGTCAATACCATAGCAACTGACTTAAATGTGTCGGCGTTTCCACCCGCTTGTGCGTTTAAGTTTCCTGCGGCTTCAGTAAGTCCCATGTAATCTTTGACACCGTTAGCAGCAAGTTGAGCAGTCGTGTTCGAAACGGTATTCAAATCATAAACAGTGTCATCCGCATACTTTTTAACTTGCTTTGTGGCTTTATCAATTTCATCTTCGCCAAATCCACCCAACTGCATAGTTGATTTGAACTTTTGTAGTGCGTCCGATGAATTCAACGCCTCTTGCCCTAATCCAGATATAAACCCAGCCACGGTACGCACACCGGCAGATATTGTTGAACCAACGAATGTTCCTATTGCAATATCTTTTAATCGATGAAACTTATCACCGACTTCTTCTGCTTGGTTTTTTAATGAACGCAAACCAGTAGAGGCATTGTCATTGAGTTCTACTTGAGAAGTTATTTTAGAAGGTATTTCACGAAGTAATTTTTCATAGTTAATGACTTCGCCTTTTTCTGCCTTAGTTAGTAGTTCGGTTTGTTTTTCTTTCGGTAGTTGATTCAATAATTCTCGAAAGTTTTTGATACCAGCTTTATTAGCTTTTGTTTCAAGTTTCGCCACAAGTGGGTCACCCTTGAAAGCGTCTTTAAATTCATCATAGCCACTCTTACCAGCAGTTTCAGCCTTTGATTTGAACTCACTCCAAGTCTTATCTGTCTGATCATTTAACAATAAATCAATGTTAATTGAACCATCAGCCATTCAGTTTCCTCCTTTCTGTGTTTATTCAGCATCTCCCATCATCATGTCGAAGATTGCAGATGCATTTCCTGTAAATCCGTCTCCTTCTACCTGATTGTCAAGTTGATAATAGGATTTCATTTCACTTACGAATTGCGCTTGCTCTGGATTATCTTTATATCCAGTCAAGTCATCACTTCGATATTGTCTTATCTTTTGAATAGGAGTATCCGGACCCAAGTTATCAAACAGAGCTTTGAACTGATGCCAATCCATACGGTCAATCATTTGATTTAGATCAATATGATAGAAACTCAAAAAAGATGCATAGATTGCCCCAGCATCTTGTTCATAATCATAATCAGCTTGACTACTTAACGGCTCATCAACTTGTGTTTCATTGTTATAGTCACTTTCATCATTTCCGTATGGCTTTTCATTGATATACTCAAACAAACTCTTTATGACATCTGCCTTAATTGCTATATCATTACTTTGAATGCTATCAACAACCAACAAATCAAAACATTTATTAATCTTTTCAGCATCATCTAAATCACTATCCAAAACACCAAACGCTTCAATCACAACATTAAAAGCTAAATTAATTCGATATTCTTTATCAAGTAATTTAAATGTCGTCTCCGGTCGCTTGGTAAATGAAAACATTAGTCATTGCCTTTTGAACGACGTTGTGAACGGTTGCTACCATACTTTTGCTTCAATTCATCACTTTGGCCAGCTTCAAACACAGCTTGCGCAATTTTCACAATAGTTACAGCACGATTGTCAGCATAGCGAGCAATTTCGTCAGCTTCTTTCTTACCGATGGCAGCTTCCAAATATTCTTTTGAGTTGTCAGACATTTCTTTGTATGACTTGCTTACCAACTTACGTTGTTCGTCCAAAGTTGCGTCTTCGTCATACTTTTCAACTCGCCGATACAAATCACCTGTCTTTAACATCAAATCAGAGTACTTTTCATCAATTTCGGGTGTATAGCGTGCTGTATACGTTTTCTTGCCAATGATGAAGTCCTCGGACTTGATAATCAAACTTGTAATGTTAATTGCCATGTGTGTTCTCCTTATGAACGCTTAGAATTGTTATGTAATTGGGCTTTTCACCCCATTCGAACGTTTAAGCCGTTGTCGCTAGATCAATATTACTGACCTGTTCCGCTGTCAGTTGTAGTTCCTGTTCCACTAGCATCGACAACTTGTGGCTTACCATTAGCTGCAAGCGTGAAACTAAATGTTTGCTTTGCGTTAGCAGCGCCACCAAATGGCACGATAGCTTGCAAAGTAGCTGGGAACTGGACTTGCTTACCTGATGGGTCAGTCCAACGAGCCAATGTGTGTAATGTGTCACCAACACCGATGTACTTTGATGCAATATAATCTTGTGCTGCATCACCATCTAAGCGGTGGCCGGCCACAGCGAATGAAATTGTCTTACCAGTTACATCGACACTAGAGAAGCCTTCTCCATCATAGTAAGGCGTAGTATCAGCTGTTTCAGATGCAGAAGGTGTGATCGTTTGAATACCAGCTGCAAGTGTCGCCCACGTTGCTTTTGATACATCATCAAGCGTCGTATTGCCAGCTGTATCAATTTCCAGCTTATTTTGATAGTTTTCATTAAATGTTTTAGCCATTTTAATCTCCTAAATTAATTTGTTGTGTTATTTCAACGTTAAAGTCCAACAAAAAAACGCCTTTTTCAGAGACGTCTATCATTGTTGCGAATGGTTGTGGTTCAATATCTATCTTGTTGAAATCATACGTACCATCTGTTTCCAAACTGTCCGTGTTATCCAGCAAATCGCTTATCTTCCACAACGTGTTGTTACCGAATTCAAAATCATCAGTGCGCAAAGCTATTTCAAAGGGCAGTGTGCGTTCTTGAATTCCCGACCAGTCCTGACTAATCACTTGTGAACCAGGCTGTGAATAGATACCAAAATCATTGTCATTACTCAGGTGTCCTATGATTAATTGAGTTGGTAAATTGTCTAACTGATTAATTTTATCAGCAAGTCTTTCTAGTAAATCCATTACTTCATCAACTCCTTTACATAGACATCAGTTACAGTTTTCATCAATGATTTGTCACCTATCAAACGCTTGTCCCAACGGCTACTAGTACCAGGTGTCGTGTAATTGCGAATCTGGCTACCGTTAATCACACCAAAGAATTGAGCACGTGCATAAGGCATCGTATAGATGATATGTTCACCATCATTTGAAACATTAGATGCTGTTCTCAATCTGTTTTGCTTTTGCATGTCAGACTTCGGAACGAAACGTTCCATAGCCATCATCGCCTGATTAGCTGCCTTAAATTGTGATGATTTCTTGTTTGAACCAGCCATAATGTGATTGGCTCTATCAAAGTCTAGTTTAATAGCCATCACAACACCTCCACTTCGTAACTCCAAACTTCATTATTCAATGGATTACGATTGTCTACTATTCGTTGAATAGTGTACTCGACACCCTCAAAAATAATTTTGTTCCCTTGGCTAGTTTTATCTAGCTTTGGGATTGGAGTTGTTACGTCTGAATACAAAAAGATAACTGCATTGGCAACAACTTGACGACCGTTATTCGTTCCTGAATAAATTGTCTCCAGTTGAACCAGACAATTATTGATGATCGTATCTACTTGCGTTTGCTTGCCATATTTATCTTTCACACCACTAGGCATACGATAAATAACTTGCTGATTAGCATATTTTTTCGGTATTGTAGGTATTTTAGACACTAGCAACACCCCCATATCGCAAACCGAAACGACTTAATAGCATTAATGCTTCATCAGGAACAGCAAAACCACTGCTAGTTGATGATGAACCATCACTATTAGCAGATTGCAGTGTTGTGCGGCCTATTTCTACACTTGAATACGAACCATTATTCAAATCAGCACTATCAGTAACGCTATTTTTATCCATGTAATCAATAGTTAGCGCAATAGCGCGTTTAAACGCTTTAGCCCTAGCATTTATCCATGGATATTCAGAAGAGCTGTCATCTGATAATACAGGAGAATTAGGCATACCATAAAAGTAGTTAGTCACGGTATCAATCTGTATTTCAGCCTTTGAAATTAACCTTTTAAACGTATCTTCTGATAATGAATCAGGTAATATATTTGTAAATTCAGGATAAGTTAAATACATAACTTACTCCTTTCTGTAAATATTACTTACCGTCTCAGCTACCTGACGTTGTACCACCATCGGTTGTAGTTCCTGTTACACTACCTGACGTTGTTGTCGTCGTCTTGTTTGACTTACGTACTGATGTATTTTCTACGCTAGTAACGTTTTGGTCGATAACAGTGCCATCATCATAAGTAAATGGCTTGATTACAAGCAACTTTGTGTCGTCATAGATAGCGACACCATAGTGCATATCTGCGTTAAATTTAGTCAACTTATGGTCAATATCACGATCCTTTTCAGCTTGGACTGCACGTTTCAAGTATGTCTTCATAGCACCTGCTTTGGCAACCGCAGCAGAGCCAACTGGAATTTTACGTGAACGAATAAATTGCCAACCCAATACACCACCAAACACGCCAGTAGATAGAATTGAATCTCCTAATTGTGATGCACGTTCCCAATCCAATGCAGCAGCCTTACGGACTTTGTTAACGTCTTTTGGATTCATGTAGATAACGCCTTGCGCACTACCATCATCACCTTCAAAGTTGTTGTCAGATGTATCATCAATGAATGCAGCTTCAATATCATCAATAAAGTCTAACTTTGTAAAATCAGCACTAGCTAGTGTTAGTCGTGACTTTGCTGCAGTAGCAACAGTATCATTATCTAACTTAGCAGCAATAGCCATTGTGATTTGGCGTGTTGCTTCACCGACTGGATCACCATAGCCAGACAATACAGCTTCATCTGTTAATTGAACACCCTTACCGGCTTTCTTAACTGTAAATGTGTCAGTTGAGTTAGTCAGCTGTTCATAATCAATCGCTGCGCCTTCGGCAACGTCTTGCGCATCACCAATATACTTCCAACGAGGAACTGTAATTGTATCACCTGGGCGACCTGATAGAGTGTCGTCAATAGGCGCAATAGCCCCAAACTTGATTGCCTTTGGTAGTTGCGCAAGAATCATCTCGCCCATCACTTCTGGGTCAATCATTTGTTCCAATGTAGTTAAATCATTTGCCATGAATTATTCTCCTTTATTTTGTGCAACCGCCTGTTCGTAGACCTCTGGATTAGAGCTCTTAAGTTCAAGCGCTTGTTTGTATGACAATTCGCTAAGCTTTGGTACCTCATTTGAACCACCAGAAGGATTGCCAGAACCAGTAATCTTAACACCTGGCTTTGCACCTTCTTGTTCGGCAGTAAATAGATAACCATCACTTTCTTGTAATTGCTCAAGTTGTTCTTTCAGGCCATGTACACCATCATCATCAATCGTAATATTATCGCCATTTAGCAAAGCCTTAACAGCTTTTGGATTCTTAGCCTTAGCCTCACGCAAAGCTAGTTCAATAGCACCATCACGCTTCAATGTGGCAATGTTTGCTTCATAATCAGTCTTAGCTTGCTTGTTTTGGTCTTGCAGTGCTTTGATTTGAGTTTGAAGCTCTTCGTTGTTACCTGCCTTACCTGATAAGTCTTTGAGTTGCTTGTCACGCTCGGCAATTTGTGATGTTAGATCAGTATTTTGTTGTTTCAACTGTTCTAATTCGCTCTCAACGCCCTTTGACTTCTCCAAATCCTTACCATGTTCAGCCATGACTTGGTTTACCTGTTCATCTGATAGACCAAACTTTTGCAATGTATCCCTGTTCATAAAAATCTCCTTCGTGTTTTTACGGTGTAACGTCACCGAATTTTTTGAACTTTAAAAAGCCTTTTATAAGGGACGTGCTCGGGTCCACATAATTATTTACTGTAAATTTGCTCACGCGAATAATCACGACCTAGATAGTCTTTATCACCAATAAATTCTCGTAGGTTTTTCTGCTGATTAGATATACGAGATTTCATTCTTGATACCATTTCTTGGTCGTTTAATTCTTGTGCCGCTGCTAATCGTTTCTTGCTACCACGTATGGCTCGTTCCATGTTGCGTTGCTTTTGTTGCTCTTGGCTACGTTTCATCGCTTCGTCAGGGTCATATCGTTTAGGTGTAACGTCAGTATTTACATCTGGGTCAAATGGCGTTAATGCGTGACTACAGTTAATTCCTTGTGTCCCTTGTGGATTCCCATAACCGTGATTATAAATACTGTCATACTTTTGGTTATAAGCTTCATTATCCTCTGTCACAACATTGACTACTTTGCCTTGAATAGGCGCACATGCTTCACGAGCGGCGGGGTGTGAACTCATCATTGCTTGCCCCATACCGTAATCATGCATACGTTTTAATCTCAAATCGTTAAACGTTCTATGAGCCGTGGCATTAACAACTAGTCTGGAATAACTTTCCAACGACCAGCCGTGATTGCCTTTATCAACTAAAGTAGTCTGAATACCCTTATCAACCCATTTATAGACGTTATCTCTAACGGCTTTTTCTGGCGTTTTAAGACCACTTGTTACTTCTAGCGTTGATTGCTTGACGATACTTTGAAACGTCTTCATAGCTGCATTATTTTCGTAATTAGTAGTCAACAGTGTTTGATTAACGTTGTTATTAATATCAAGGAACGTCTGTCTCATGATTGAATCTAACATATTAGAAACATCATCACCAACAGTGACTTGTTTCTTCATTATCCCCTGTAATTGTTTGTCAATCTCTAATGCTATCTGTAAGCCATTACGCTTAATCATGCTTGTTAATTCATGCTCTGATACTTTATTAGCTTTAGCCACTATCTTGATCACATCACGAGTTAACGCATGCATTTTGCTAAGTTGTTCAACTTGCCACATCATTGCGTTATCGCCATTGATTTTATCCCAATCACTGTCTTTAACTGCATCAATCAGCAGTTTAAATATATCTTGTTCTAGTTTTGCATAGATATCAGATATACTATTTGCTTGCTGTTGCATCGTATTTGGCGTAATCATTCATCATCGCCTCCGCTGCCTTCGCCATCATTGCCACCCAACATTCCAGCCTGTTCATCAGGAATATTGTCTGTTTCAGGCGCTTCACTTTGTAACTCTGCAAGCCATTTGTCGGCATCGTCTTCGCTCAAACCGTAATTACGCATTAAGAATTGTTTCTTAGGCATAAATCCAGCCATTGCAACCTTTAAATCTTCTTCGAGTTGCTTATCTTTATCAACGAACACGCCATCATCAAAATGTAAGTTAATCTCTAATGGATTATTGACTAAATCGACTGATAATGGCGCTTTTTGGTTGTCGAACAACTCAGGCTTAGTGGCTAATTGAACGATTGATATAATCAACTCTTTAATTTGTTTTTCAACTTGAGTAATGTAACTTGAACGAGTACGATACGTTTCACTATTGTCGGAAACCACTTCTGTGGCTGTTTTATCACTCTTTGTGGCATCGGTAGACAATGTACCTTGTGATAACCCTATATTGTTTTCAAACTCACGCATGAACACTTGAAGTGAATCATTGTACTGTTGCACACGAATATCGTTAGTCAGGTCTTCAATAATCGGCTTACCATCTTTTGTTTTACCAACTTGCATAAACACATCATCGTCGGTATCAAATATAGGATAGCCTTGATTACTCTCATCTCCAGCGTGTGACGTTGACGGTCTCATTAATGAACCATCAATCGCTATGCGTCTCTTACCCAGCTTTACTTCTCGATGGAATTGGTCTTGTGCTGTATTGATTGCATTAATAACGTGTTTGTTATTTTCTACAATCCCGATACCTAGCGGGCTTTCGATTGACTTGTTGTTCTTGCCAGGCGTTTTGAAGTAGGCGAATGTAGGTCTTACAATGTCGCTAATAATAACTTGCTCTGGTAAGTCAGCAAACTCATCAAGAACAGTTAAATTAACTTGTTGTCCTATCTCACCAACGTTTTCTGAGCGGTATAGCTCATTAGTAATCGTTTCTTCACTAATCCCATCGAATTCATGAAATTCTAGTAACGAGTACCAAACAGTCTTATTGTTCTCTGATTTGGTTGTTCGATTGACAATAACCGCTGATTGAATATCATTTGTGTTAGATTGCAACGGTACAAATTGGTCTGCACGTACCCAAGCTAATTTAATCTTGTTGTTGTCCACGTATGGTCGAATAGCAAATCCCCCAGTAGCGATACCAGTTTCTAAATACTCTTCATACTTCAAATTAAACAAGTTATCAGTCAACACACCGTTAATAAAAGTATCAATATTTTCACCAGTTACAGATACAGTCACCTGTTCATTAAATATAACTGACGCTAATTTACGCGCTGCTTGATGCGTGACAGATAGTGTTGATAGCTTACGTTTACGCCGTTCATTGTTCGTATTGTAGAAATGAACATCAGCAAACACATCACTGTAATAGTCCAAGTCTTCTCTAATTCTTGTAATTTCACTGACAGGCAAGTTAACGCGTGGGTCATCAGTAATATTTGCAAGTGATTTTCCAAAGCCCATGCTTATTTTTCCTTTCATAAAAAAATCGTGTAGTTTATCTCTGATTGTCATAATTGCTCCTACCATGCAAGGTCTAGCACGTCTTCATTGTCAAGAACAAAATACTGGAAGTTATCGCATGTGTGGTCTGCTATTTTGATAACTTCAGGCTTTTCAGCATGTAGTGTTTTCTCGTCCCACTGATAACGCTTGTGTTCTTCAATGAACTTATCAAGATTTGTTTCAGTTGGCAGATAATAAAAACGACCCTGTGCAAGTAAATTTTGCACACGATCAATCATGTCTGGTTTCTTTAGTTTTGCTATTGGATGCCAATCAACACTAAAGTCCTTGTGATACTGGTTTCTTAATGCAGCTTCAGCACTATCCATTGTCATGTTGCTGATAGGCTTTCCATACTTGGCGTACATACGTTCTATAAACTCATGAACGTTCTTAGAAAGGTCATCAGTAGCCATCTTGTCTACCTTGCCATCTGGACTGTAGTACCAAGTGTCTAACAGAACAACACTACGGTTGTACGTTACTCCATAACAACTAACGGCTGTTGCAGATACAGAATGACCGACATCAGCAGAAAAGTATAAATCAACAACAGAATCATCTAAATCTTCTAGACGATCTAATCGTTGGAATAAGTCCATCTTATAGACGTTTGTTCCAAGGCCAACTGGTTCACCTAAGAATTGCCATCTGTAATAGTCATGATCGTTAACTTTGTACTTTTCAATGTCGTGTAGATACTGTTCAGACAAAAAGTGTAACTTATCATCTAAATATGTTGTATGTACTACTAAAAAATCAGGGTCATCACGAACTGTTTCAACCCATTCGTTAATCCAGTCATAAGGATTACGTGGTGGGTTATACGAGAATATCGTAACAACTTGCATGCCTTTTGGTAGCTTTTGACGTGTATATGATAACTGTACTGTGTGTATTTCAGTAAAGTTGCTAAACTCAGTAGCCTCTTCAAACCACAACCAACGTACATATCCCTTAGCTATCTTGAATGACTTCTGTTTACTAGGGTCGTCAACACCAGAAAAGTAAAAGCCACTGCCATTACGTCTATCTATAATCTCCATAGGAGACGTTTTAAAGCGAAATAACCACGATACATGTAATTCATCTAAAGCCCACTTGATTTGCTCATAAACGCTACGTTTGAGATTACCGGCTACCTTACGATAACAAACCACATTAGCATTTTTATCAGCCATCATGCCCATTGCTAGATACATACTAATTGCACTAGATTTTGTACTAGCACGTCCGCCTTCTTCGATGATATTAGATGCGTTTGTTTCCCACAAATGGTCAAAAGCTGGATTAACTAATTTAGCTACGTTCATCTTCTTCTGCCCTCCTATCGAAACCAATCACTTGCACATCATCACTATCTGTTGCTCTTTTATCCAGATAACTCAACAACTCTTGGCGCGCCTTACTACGATCATGCAACTCAACAACCGGCCCATCTTTGCCTATTCGCATAGACTTAATTGGTTTAGTGTCTAACTTATCTTTGTCTTTGAACTGCAACCATGACTTATGAAACACTTCTGGGTTATCATCTGTATCAAGCTTCACATCGCCCTCTGCGTCAACATGCAACACGTCATATCTTCCAAAGTCTATGTAGTCGCCAATATCGGCACGTGCCTCAATAACCATATCTTCCATCAAATCAAAAGCGCCTACGCCTAGCTCTTGTAATTTAGCTTTGCGCAAACGCTTTATTTCATTTTGAATGTTATCATTTGTCAACATACGAGACCCGCTAACTCTCGCAGTGCTATAAGGTACATCATAAACATTTATGTAGGCTTGTGTAGCATTAGAAATGCGAAGATACTCCAGTACAAATGATTTTTGTTTGTCCGTTAGTCCACTGTTGCTTAGACCATCAACCGCTTTCTCGGTAGCTCTTTTTTTTGCAACCTTTGCAACCTTTTTTGCAACCTGCTTATCTTTGGTTACAACATCATTACTTTTCCAATATCGAGACTTCCAAGACTTGACTGTACTTATTGATACACCATACTTATCAGCAATGTCTTTATACTTCAAACCCGACAAATAATCTTGTTCGGCTTCTTCATATTTCTTCATGTCATTGTGTCACCTCCTTATCGTTCCATATAATCATTCCATCGGTATATACAAGCTGATCAGTTAAAATGACGGTTTTTTTATTAGCAAAGTAAATAACGGCGTCAGCTCTTACTTTTTTATAATTGACTATGGGATCATTGACCATAATCATCGAAAATCCTTCTGGTACTTTTAATATTTCGTGCGATTTCAACGTGGCTGGTTCTATATTAAAGTTGTATAGTGGATATTCACCTATTTTTCTTCTTAAAAATCTGCTTTTAAATACAATTGATACCGAATCAATTTTAACCTCAAAATTTGATTTGTTTTCAATAGTCAAGCAAAGTTCTCTTTTAACACCCATACTTTCATAAATAAAAGGTGGTCTTCTAAATGTGAATTCAGCTTCAAGAATCGTTCTACCATTGTTGACAGCGAGCATAACAGCTGCACCAGAAAAAATTGCACCCGCCCATTCTCCTAGGGTTCCTACTCCACTGTTGTCCAGAACTACTAAGGAGGCAATAAATGCAGCTAACGCACATACAAACAACCTTAAAAAATATTTCATCTCCAACCTCCAATAGCAGTAATTATACTACTAGAGAGACGTGTGTTGGATTAGAAATTAAAAATCAACCATATATTAAATACAAAACAAATAGAATGAACCAACCAACCTTAACAATATGAAATATATCAAGCAATAGTACTATAAATAAGACTGTGCCAACTCTATTTTTAACTTGCTCATCTTCTGTTTTAGTAATCATCAAGATATTCTCCTAAACGTGCCACTCGGCAACTAAATAAAGTGTTCAACTTTCAATCGGTCATCATTGTACTCAAGTGCATACATCAACTTATTTGAGCCAACAAAGCCATTCATAGTTTCCCAATCATCACTAGGTTTCGGTGTTGAGAACTGTCTGAACACGACACCGTTTTGGTCTTCTGTCTTATCAAAGTGAAGATGACCCGAATGTATTTCAGTTGTCGTTGCAATCCCCCACAAGTGTCTGCATTCATTAGCTAGTATCTGCGCAGGATTCTTTTTGTTGACATTGCCGTGTTGAATTGAGATAAGCACATGACCTAATAAGTAAGCTGTGCGATAACGGTTATTCACATCTACTTGAGCTTGTTTGAATCGTTCTTTAATCCAGATCATAAACATGTACGATATATCAAAGTCGTGATTACCACCGACTGACTTAATCATCACCGTGTTAGCATTCTCTAACGCTGTAACAACAATGGCTTCTGTAAATTGCATAGCTTCATCAATTGCCTTTGGCATATCAACATCTTCAAGTACTGTGCCACTAACTGTTTCAGTGCTGTTAATCTTATCAGAATGAAGCATATCTCCAATCATCTCAATAATAATCGTGCCATAACCTTGCTTAATGATGTCTAGTAGTTCTGACAACTTGTCTTGTACATCAGATAAATGAGTTATACCCCAATGATTGTCCGTAATTGGTATGACTAGGTTACGCTTCCGTGATGAATCTAATGAGTGTTTAACTTTAAGCGGTTTAATGTCACGTGTTAATACTTCGACTGCTCGCTTGATATCATTATCAACTTTAGGTTTAACCGTAATCTTAGACTGATACAAATCAATCAAGCCATTCTCAACACTGTTTTGTTGCCAGAAGTTATTGCGTGCTGATACAATATCCCAATCATCAGGATTAAAGCCGTGCGCTCTCAATACGAACTCTGGGTCTTTAGCCTGTTCAGAAGTCATCTGCATTGTCGTAGATGATGTTGTACTACCGTCCTTGTTGATGACGATTTCAGTACCACGCTTCACATCTTTAACTTTAGGTTTTGGTTTGCCTTTATAATGGCTACTGGTATGCCCTGTTGCGATAAACCTTGCTACCGTTCGTCTACTAAAGTTAATGCCATATTCATCAAACATCTGTTGCGCAACTTTAGGCGATGATAAACCTTGTTTGCTCAATTCGATGATTCTATTCTTTTGTTCATCAGTCCAATTTAAACGAATCATCACTGCCACTTCCTATCATCATAAAAAGCATCTTTGCGCTTGTCTGTGTGACTTCTGCGTTTAGATGCTTTGTTTTGTTTCGTATTATATTTTTGTTGCCTGTCTAACCTGCGATAGATGTTTAACTCATCATCACTGACTACAAGTCCATACTCGCGATCTATTTTCATACGATTCTCTTTTCAAATAAAAAAGCACCCGTTAAGGTGTGTGTTTAAACCGGTTGAAAAAGACCAGTTTAACTATCAACTATTAGCTGACTGTTCAGTTATAAAGAATTACTTTACAACTCAATGTGGTTATTTCCATTTTGGAAACTACCACTATGTACGCAATCGCAGGCAAGCGACTGCTATTTTTTTAACCACTTATAAATAAAATAAAAAATTGCAGACAATGGAATAGCCAAAATTATTATTGCAATAGCATATTGAGTAATTATGTTTTCCATTTCGCCTCCTAATTAACTCTCAAGAGATTTTTCTATGACCTTTTGTGACTCTAGCATTTCTTGTTCGTGTAGAGCGTAGTCGTTAAACTTAATTCTTAATAAATCAATGGGATTAACATTTTCTCCAGAAAAATCATACTTTAACGAACTTGCTATCATTGCAACGTATACCAGAGACGACATGTCGGATGATTCGTCTTCACTTGTTGTTGCGTCAACTGAGTACAAACTCTGAAAAAATAGTCCCATCAGTTTGACTGTCTTTGGTGAAGAGTATCCAACAGTATTGTTTAACAATTTTTGAATGCCTCCATTTTTAGACATTTTTTCTACTTTATCTGCATCGTTTAAAATTTCAACCCATGCAATCAACACCTCTTGCATTTTCGAACCGCTATTCTGCCTGAAAAAATTATCAATTTGCAGTTTCTTTGTATGCGTGAAATTTCTTTCGTCTCTTATTTTATCAGACACCGAATCCGGAATTTTTTTAACAACAGCGATCAACCAAATAGCGGGTATTACTCCTAATGATTGAATAATCAAATCCAAACTAATCATATTAATATCTCCTAAATTTATATTAATATCACTATATCATAATGATTAATCAAAACTGCTATTAAGTTGTGCGGACGTACCGCAATGTGAATGTTCTGGACTCGAACCAGACGTAAGCCTACTTTACATTCACTCACAGAAATCACCTAACTAGTATAAAGTCGCTTTCAATTGAATTAGCAACTATGGCGATAACCGATACGTATTATTTCAAGCCTCGTCAGGCTGGAGGGCACAACCCTCTATGGTTTCACACGGTATCGCACCGCATTCTCTG